ATTTTATTTTATTTTATTTTATTTTATTTTATTTTATTTTATTTTATTTTATTTTATTTTATTTTATTTTATTTTATTTTATTTTATTTTATTTTATTTTAATAAACATAAGGTATATAACTTGGTCTATCGTATGAATAGATATCAACTTTAAATTTACCATTATAGGAAGGTATATCAATCATATCACCATTCATAATCTCATCACAACCAAAATCATCATTACATTTGCGACCATCTTTAGTAATAGGTATTTTAAAATTATGAAATTTATCACTTGATGTATAGTAGTTCCATTTTCTAGAACCATTAAAGGTGGGTCTTCCAAATAAAGGTAAAATGCTAGTTTCGTTATTATTACCAGGTTGTTGCTCGGTATTAGCAATTGTTTCTTTATAAAGAATACCTACTTGTTGATACGATTGAGATGGACCACGTGATGGTATATTAATGGGTGTACCATATGTATTTGTATAAGAACGCTCGGGAGGTAATAATGGATTTATAATTCTTTCAGATGCTTTATTGGCTTCATATTGTAAATAAGAAAGTTGATTAGGATTAGGTCTTTCAGGATTAGAATCACGTATATTAACATTAATATCATATTTAATTCTTTCGGATGTAGGAGTTCCTGTTCCTTCGTGAGGGCTTCTATCTTCATCATTACTTTCAAATAATTCATTTACTCTAGAAACAATATTATTATTATGATTACGATTACGTTCATTTGATTTTAAACTACGTAAAAGATTTGGCTCACTACCATTAATTGTTAATGCATGTTGTTTAGCAAGAGCACGTTTTGATTCAACAATATCACCTTGTTTAACACCATAAGGTAATTGTTGTGTATTTAAAAGCAGAACACAAATTAATATAAGTGCTCCTAATAGAATACAAGTAAGAGATGTATCCCACGAAACACAACCAGATAAAAATCCAAATTTATTAGGAGGGCATTTTTTTAAAGATGATGAAGAAGAACTAGAGCGTGGCATTTTTATCTTTTTATTTTATTTATAATTACTATTTACTATTTACTATTTATTAACATTTTTATTAAAAACTTAATAGAATAAATATTAATAAAAATATTATTAATATTTTAATATTTTTTTTATTTATTTTAAATTAAAATGTTAATAAATAATAATTATTAATAAATATTAATAAACTACATAAATAAAATAATAATAAATATGGAACAAACAACTAAACCCTGGCATTTTTCTAAAGGAGATAAACTTGCTGTTTATTTACGTATGAAAACAAAATGTATATTAATTATTGCTGCTCTTTTATGTGCTGCACAATTAGGTGGTTATTATCCACTTAATTTTATAAAGAAATACCAAGTATTAAATTTTATTATACTATTATCTTTAGTAGCAAGTATTATTTATAATATATTTGATAGAAATTTCTATTTACCATTTTTAGGTTGGACTGCTTATCCTTGTGGTGGTCTTGCTGAAAAAATCCCTCGTGATGCTGACACAACTGTTACTGTTCAAGTTAAACCTAATGTAAATGTTATTTACTGGGGTAGTGAACCAAAAACGAATGAAGAACAACCTATTGACAATCCATGGGATGCTTATGCCAATTATGAGAATTCTGGTGTAGTCCGTGCTGATGCTCAAGGAAAAGCCGTTTTACATTTTAGAAATCCAAGTATTTATCAAGTTGGTTTAATGAAAAAAACACTAAATAAACATATACATTATCGTGAATGTAGACACCCTGGTATGCTTTCTTCAGTTAAAACTGTAAATTTATAAGTATTAAAAGATTTATAAACACAATTCGTTTTAATATTTTTTATTATAATTTAATATTTTTTATTATAATTTAATATTTTTTATTATATTTTAATATTTTTTATTATATTTTAATATTTTTTATTATAATTTAATATTTTTTCTATTTTTAATATAGTATAATATAATAATAATAAATTATAAATTATAAATTATAAATTATAAGATTGAAATAATATTGAAATACTATTAAAAATAAAATGCAAAGTTTAGTATTAGTATTATTAGTATTAGGTTTAATTATGATGGCATTAGGTTATCAAAAGAAATTATTAACCAATATGGAAACAAAAACAGTAGTAGAATACAGATTTATACCACGTAGTATATATGAAGACCAGTTTGAAAATAATAAATTAGAAAGTAGTTTTCAAGATATGTTTGAAAAACAAGATGTCTTTTTTAGAATGATTTAAAACAACTATTTTTATGAACTCATTTTTATCTTTTAGTAAAATTATTATAGAATAAATAAAATTATTATAGAATAAATAAAATTAAATATTTATAATTATTAATTATAATGTAAATGAATAATAAAAATCATTATTTAAAACTATATAATTTCAAATGTGTTTATAATAATAGTAGTATTAAAGAACTAAAACATAAAATTTATTGTATTATTTATGATATTTATGGCATTAAATTATATAAAGGATATATAAAAAATGGAATACCTAATGGTTATGGTATTTTGTATAAACATAAAAAAGTAATGTATATAGGTAATTTTAAAAATGGTAAAATTATAGATAATAAATTTTTTTTTGATATAAATGAAAAAAAATGTAATAAAAAATATTACAAATATGATAGTTATTTATTTAATAGTTCTAATATAAATGTAAACCATATAAATATATATGTTAAACAAATCAATATTAATAAAAAAATATCAATATTTAAATCTATTAAAAATAAATTATTATTTTTTAACTATAATATTAAAAATAATAATCCATTAAAAAAACTTTATTATTTTATTAAACATTTAGTTAAAACTGAAATTAATATATTAGATTTAAAAATAATTTTTTTATTTATTTATATTTATAATATTAATAATAATATTAATATTCATAATGAAATATTAATAAAATTTATAAAACTACCATTTTACAAACTTACTATTTATATAAAAAAAATTAAAAAAAAAAATCAATCTGAAAAGAATACTATAATAAATAATGATATATTAAATAATAATTTTATGATTATATGTAATTATATAAATAATTTATGTTTAGACTATACAAATAAAAATAATAATAAAATTAGTATAAATTTAGATAATATTAATATTAAATTATATAACTATACTTGTAAAAAAGAGTATTATTTACTATTAGATACATTAAAATTAAAAAAAAATACTAAATGCGAGAGTAATATTGATACTATTATTAATATTTTTTTTATTAAACTAAAAAATATTAATAATATAATTAATATTAATAAAAAATACAGTAGCAGTAATAATTCTAGTAGTACTAACTCTATAAATAGTAAATCTAGTAATAGTAATATATCTAGTAATAGTGATATTGAAATAGATGATATTTATTTAACTGCGAAATTAAAAAAATTATTTATTATAGAAAAAGATGATATACTAATTTATAATAAATTTATGTTATCTATTTATAAAAAATTAATTTATAAAATTAAATATAAATATAAAAGTAATAATAATAATAAAAAAAATAATAATTATAAAAAAAATAAAAACACAAAAAAAAATCTAATAAAATCTAATAGTTGTAAAGATATAATTTTATTATATAATAATGGTATTTGTAAAGATAATACTATAAACAAAATTAATAATATTAAAAATATAAAAAATTATTATAATAATAAATTAAATATATTTGATAAAGATAAAAAAAACAAACAAATAGAAAAATTATTTAAAAATAAATTAAATAGTATAAGATTAGAAATAGAACAGAAATATGAGCAAATATCAGATGAAGAATGGATTTCTTATTTAAATTTAATGCATAAATATTTACCAATTTCTATAAAAAAAAGAATATATACAAAAACAATATCAACACAAACACTATTAACAGAAACACAAACTAATTTATATAATAATATAAAAAATATAAAATTATTAAAAAAAAATATTATAGAAAAAACATACGTATAAATATAACTATATGATACACATTTACACTCTTAAAGATTTAAAAAGTTATTGTGTTTTGTCTTTTTGTTCTGCCATTTTGCGTTGAAGCCAAGGATCGTCGCTTTGTAATTGAGCATTGGCTTCTTCAATACTAATTTCTTTAGAGTTTTCACCACCTAATTCAAGACTTTGAGTAATTGCTTTAGGTTCAGTATCTTCTTTAGTATTATTAGTATCATTGGTATCAACAGCATCAGACATATTTAACAAACTGTTAAAATCAGTATTAATTGTATTTAAATTACCCATACTTGCTTGTAAGTTTTGTTGTTCTTTCATTTCATCTTTAATGGCTAAAGTCTCATTAATACCTTCTTGATGTTTTAATCTATCTTCAGCACTCAATGCGTCTTTTTGACGTTGCGTTTTTTGTTCTTGATAAAACATATCTTTCTTGGCTTCATTTGTTTTATATTCTTTTACTAATTTATTTAAGTCATTGTTCATATATTCAATATCATCAATTTTTTGAGGATTAGGATCCCAAGGACACCAATAACCCATTTGTCCAACAAAGACATCAAAGAGTGGGTCTTGACGTTGAAGAACTGCAGCACGGACATCAGCCTCGCGTTTAGTGTCATAAACACCACGCACTTTAACACCACGCACACTTGTTTTAAAGTTATTGGCTTTATCAAAGACTTCACCAATTTTCTCTTCATTGCTAAATTTAAAATCCTCAAACTTATCTTTAAATTGTTCAAATGTCAAATCATATTCTTCACAGGTTTTAGAAACATTTTTTTTGAGAGCAATAACATCAGAAACATCAACATTACCATCTTCGGATTTATCAATTAAAGCTACTAAACCTTCATCAAGCATAGTTGATATTTTTTTATTCAATGCTTTTTCATAATGATAGAACATAAATTTATCTTTTTGTTCTAAAATTTTATCAGGGCTAACAAAAGAAACACAATAGAAGTTTTGACCTGTAATAGGCTTATCAACATCTAAGTAATCTTCTTCAACATCACTTTCTTTTAAAGTTGTAGTAGTATCTCCACGGCGGTCACGAGGCATTTTATATAATTAATAAGTATAAATTAATATATAATAATAAAGGATTTATAATTTAATACAATTATTTATATAAAATAATTATTTTTTAAATTATAATTTTAATTAATTATTTTTAATTAATAATATTATTATTTTTTTTAATAAATACCGCAATGATAAAATATAATATTAATATATAATATATAAAAAATAATATATAAAGAATAAAAAGTAAAAATGATAAATCTATTTGATAATAAAGTATCTAAAACATCTAAATCCTCTAAATCTTCTAACACCTCTAAGATCTCTAAAACATCTAAATCCTCTAAATATTGTCAAAATTATTATGTTGATATAAGTGGTAATAAAAATAATAAAGTTTATAAAATGTGTAATAAATATAGTCACTGTAGAAAAAATAGATGTAAAAATATAGATGCTAGAATAGAAGCCAAAAAAGAAAGTGTATTTGGTAAAGATTATGATAATTATATACAAAGTAAAATAGAAAAAAAATGCCCTTTGACATTAAAAACTAAACAAAGAAAACAATGTGAAACTAGAACATTAAAAAAAATATATAGTAATCATAATATTATTACTTTATATAATAAATTATTAGAATGTAATAGAACATTATGTTTAAAAGATAAAAGAAATTTTTATAATGCTTTGTTTAAAAAAAATACTATTAAATTAACAAAAAGTGAAAAAAAGAGATTAAATGAAATTAAAAAAATAGAAAATCCTGCTACAGATATGTATTTAATTAAAACAGGTGATTCATAATAATTGGTATTACTATTAATTTTTATTATTAGTATTAGTATTAATATGGCATTCATTGACACGTCCACTTGGATCAGTTGTATTAATACCTTCCCAGGAGGTATTTGGTTTCCAATATTTTACAGTTTTTTCACGATTAGGATATATTTTTTCAAATATTTGTCTATAATAAAATGCTTCTGTTGTATGTGGTGTATTATAAGGATATAAATAGGCTCTATTATTGTAAGCACTTAAAAAATTATCTTTAATTTCTTTATCTGTAAATTCTTTAAGTGTATCAATCCATCTATATGTGATAGAATCACTAAATTGTTCTTTTTGTCTCCATAAAACATCATCTGGTAAATATACATTATTACCATTTTCATCTTTAATATCAAATGCTTTTCTAAGAATATATTTTTCAATAGGTTTTCCATTATAACATTGAGTTTTAACATCTTTATGTATATTAATACATAATTTTACAAATTTAGTATCTAAAAAGGGCACTCTTGATTCTAATCCATTTCCCATAGTTGATTTATCAGCACGAAGACAATCAAAATAACCTAAATCCAAAACGCGTTTTTTACATTCAAGTTGATGTTCCATATTATTTGGTGCTTTATGAAAATATAAATAA